GTGTCTGTAGGCATCCCGCGTTTCTGCCATGCCAGTACAGTACTGTGTTCATAGCCGTAATCACGGCCTAACTTTCTAATTGAAATTGAGGTAGACATAATATTTCCCTGACTGTTGTTCTTATATTTATCAGGGTTCAGTACTGCATCTGGTGCTTTGTCATCTACAGACAATAGGTGGAACACGTGATTTTCAGTTATTAAGGAAACACTATCCGCACGTGTTCCACTTGCCATTACTGAACATCAAAATGACGAACGGATTCAGTACTGAATATTTTGTGGTGTGGTTCGTTGATCAAAAATTACACATACGTTTAAAAGAACCCGCTGCCGAACACTGCCGAGGCTTACTCATCTCAGAAGTACCTTTTAATGCTTCTGTATCGCTCTGTATGCGTCTGTACTGAATTAAACGCGTCCGTGCGTGAATAATTCTAGCGTTGTTTGTGAAGTGATACAGGCTGTTCTGAGAGGTATTCTAAATAGTAATCACGAATTGCAATAACTTCTTCTTTGTAGAACGAATGGTTAACACCGGAATACAGTTCTTCTACAGTTTGCCAGTACTCAACATTCATGAAGTCTTCTGCGACAGTCAGTAATAGGCAACAAGCCCTGCCCAGTTCTTTAGCGGTTGGTTCTTCCGAACCTTGTTCAAACTTCGAAATTAGTTCTAAAGCGTTGTGGGTCAGTTTGATACTTTCATCAGCAGACAATGATTCAAATACCAGTGTATCGCCTGCGATACTTTGTACGATTTTCATACACTTCCCGGTGTTATTGTTTAAACTCCGGCCAGTCTGGATCTTATTCTTACTGTCTGCAATACTGTACAAACATACAGTATAAATGGAGGGTATAGGGATGGGGAACAAAGATGGCTACGATGCTTCAATCACCAGTGGTATACAGCGGTTCGTACATCATGGGCAGTGGGCTACTGTGTGCTATTGGGGGTCATCGTTAGAAGAGTTCAGGATGGGTGATAAGGTCTTCTTTCAGAACGAGCATAGGCAGTACTGGTTAGGTCAGATTCAACCTGATTGCTTCGTTCTGCTCTACCCTGAACCTCTACCACGAGTGCTAGACGGCCTTACCTATCTGGACTCAGTACACCGTATGCACCAGATACACGACGTTGATGATTGGTTCTGTGACCAGGGTGAATTGCCGTTCTAACAGTGCCAATGGTAATCGGGGCAATAGAGCAATACCAGGCCCTGCATGAAGTTCTGTTGATCGGGTTCTGGATGGCTGAAATAGATATGCAGTACTTCACTGTGTTCATCGTAGTGCATATCTAATTTGATTAGTGGTTCTGTATCGATGACGGCTAGTAGTTCCTGAACCATCTCGAAATAGAGTTGAGTAGTGCCATAGATTGGCAAATGTATGGATGTTCTCATAGGGTAAATTACTCATGTGTGTTGAGTATTTACCCCATAATTAATGAATTGCTTTATTTGTTAATATGTAGAGCAATATTTTTTGCAACCTGTACTGCTATGTCATCCCAGGCACTTTCGAGTGTTCCTGTCTGGCTAGTACCGCCGATGACCGGATCGTTTTTATGTGACGTGAATTGTTGAGTCCAGGTTTGACCGTTCAGGTTGAACGTCGCATTAAACGATACAGTACCAACGTCGATTGCAGGAGTGATGTTAAACATACCCGCTGAATATTCGAAACCGGAACGTGCTTCGATTACTGTGATAGTGAGTTTCTGCCCAGCAGGATTAACATCAGCAAATGTGGATACTGCTTCTTCTATGCGTGAAGAGAGTGCAACCCCAGTTGGTACGCGTGTACGAGAACCACCACCTACAAAACCATCTGCACCTTGTATATCAATACGTTGTGGGAAATCAGCAGGATTCCATACGATAGATAGTTTTGGCTTTTCACCCTGGATATGAACTGATTTCATTTCTGAGACTGAAGGATAAGAGAGACGATTATTGAATGGTAAGCTCACTGCACATCCTGTTAGCCCTACCGTTACTGCAATAACTGCCAACGCTTTTACCAGCTTCATTTATTTTCCTTAATTGGTTTGGTACATAAAATAAGTCGCTGATATTTTAGGAATCATCTCATTGTTATGCAACACACAATTCGATGCCAGTAAATCACCGTTACGATTTAGTACTGGCATGAATGTGACCAAAAGTGGCAGTACTTTTACATCGAGTCCACGTCAACGCTAACCCGAACATCGCCCACATAACGTATTACAAAATGGTAGGCTTTATCGCATGTGACGTTTGATGTTCTTTCGCTTGAGAACCAGCTCGTTTCGGTTTTGATGCTGTTTACCTGGTCGCACTGATAACCAGAGAGTGTGATTTCCCGCTGTGCTTTCTCTGCATCTTCCGTAAGGGCTTTGTCATCAGCGGCGAAAACTGTGATTGAAGTCATCAGTAAAACTAACCCTATCATTTTAGTCATTAAAATTCTCCAGCCTCTAGAGGTTGCTTATCCGTTGCAAAAAGGTGCATCACTTTATCGATCGGTCAAACCTTAAATAATTATCGTATTAATAGTCTGCGACGATCAATTTTTAAGACATTTCTCCTACCAACTTTGGTAGTTCAGGCATACCGATAAATTACGTTTACCTCTAAAGTGGTAGTGTTCATGCACCGGGCAGGGTCATAGTTGGGGCGGTTTTGTGGGAGAAAGTGACTAGATGCAGAGCAGCGTATACAACATGCAATAGATCGTTTAGTACTGTTCTTACCCACTATTTTTAGTAGGGTTATAAATTTCGATTCCATTGGCTCAAATCATAATGACATAATGTTTTGTCAGAGAAGTTGCAGTACTTAACACTCAAATTATTCAAATCCAAATCAATAATTAGGCATTATATATCAGGATAATATATGGAATTTGTTGGGCTAATTTTTATTTTATGGCTGGGTTATATGCTGATTAAAAGCTACAGCAAAGCTAAAGCACGCAGGTATCATGCAGTTGTTGCTCGAGCAAGAAGAGGATTAACCGAAAATCAGGAAGTTCCTCGCCCTGCCTGGATTTACGACAGAGATAAATTAGGAGAGTTCTTCGATGTTGTACGAGCACTTTGCATAAAATATGGAGTTTCTGAAAGTTATCTTGATGAAGTATTACCAAACCAAGACTTCCACCGAATGGTACTAATTAAATTCGTTTCTATCCTAGAACAAAACAACCTGAGTTTCACTTCACAAAAAGTTGCTACTAGTGAATTAATTAGAGATTTATGGAATAGTGGTGTAGAAATACCGCCAGCAAATCCGAACTTACAGAAGATTATAAATTTCCTTGATTCTAAAATTTTTAGCAGCTTCGATGCTTCTGCTGTTGCAACAAATTTATATCTTGGGGCAAATTTTGATCACGCTGTAAACATGTATCAGAATCCAAACGCAGTTACATTCGAAAAAAAATATGGTCATACCATTTCAAATGACGCAAAACCATTCTTTGACAAAATAGATGTCATGAACGGGGCTAAACATATGGATGCTAATTATTCAACATGCAGCATTAATTTGAATGAAATTAGTGCGTTCGTTTCATCCTTCAGCGATAATAGATCATCAGATAAAATAGCCCTGAAATTGCTAACTGCTGAGTATATTATTAAAAATTGGAAACTACGTTAATATCCCCAATACATTTTGGCAGTACTCAGTACTGGTAGATGCCCTGCCAGTACTGAACCCCGTAACAAACCCCAAAATTGT